TGACAACCCAGACTCAACAGCCTATGGAATAGCACAAGTTCTTAATACCAAACCTGGTACTCCAGCCCCTCTCCAAATTGAGAAGGGGCTGTCGTATATACAGCACAGATATGACAAGCCTTCAATTGCATGGTCACATTGGAGAAAGCATGGATGGTACTGATGAAAAGTTATTATGTTATACAATGTGAAATAGAAGTAGAGGCAAGCAATGACGACATGGCATTGACTCTATTGCAAGACACACTAGGATTCAGTGGGTTTACAATGACCCGTTGGATAGACACAACACTATCAGAAAGAGAGAGCACAAATGAATAAGACATATGATGTAGTACACACAGTTAAGTTAGTAACAAAGTTTAACATGGAACATCCAACTACAAAAGCAGTTATTAGTATGGCACCTGAACAGGTGCAAGAAATGTGCCGTAAAGCATTTATTGATATGGCAACAAAAGAAGGCTGGCTAACAGATGCCAATTACAACGGCGGTTCGTTTGCATACCTAGAGTTTGCTGAAGACGGAGAGTAATCATGGGTCTTGATATGTACCTCTATGAAAAACAAACACATGAGGTAGCATACTGGCGCAAGGCTAATGCTATTCATGGTTGGATTATAAATAGAACTAATGCTATAGATGATTGCACTCCTATTGCATTGCGTAAACAAGACCTATATGAGTTGAGAGAATTATGTATTAAAGTACTTGATTCTAATAACAAAGAAACAGCAGAAGAATTATTGCCACCAACAACAGGATTTTTCTTTGGTAGTTACGAAGTTGATGACTGGTATTGGGAAGATATTAAAGAAACAATAACAAAACTTAATGATGTATTAGACCAATCAGTTGATGATGCTATGTTTGAATACATTGCTAGTTGGTAAACATGTTACGCATACGTAATCCATTTTACTGGGTAAAAAATGGGAAAGTAACACTTACATGTGTTCATTGTTCCCGTTCTTTTACAGTAGACAAGCAGTATATGAGGGTAGTAAACTACTGCCTCATATGTAAATAAGAGAGGATAATATGGCAACAGATATAGCAAGTAAACACAAGTCTGCATGGGTGAGAGGTGGCACTGCAGTAACAGCCACATCTGCATCAGATGCAGCATCACAAGCAGGACTTAACTGGACTGTACACGCAGGTAATTTGCAAGCAGTAAGTACACCGCTGCTAGTAGATGAGTCTGGCGTAACGCCAGCCACATACATAGACGTACCTAAGAAAAAGGCTATCATCCGTGAGGATAGTAACTCAGTCATTGGTATCGTTGGTACTAAGTATAAGATTGTCCAAAACATGGAAGTCTTTAACGCATTAGATACACTGGTAGACTCAGGTGATGCACGCTATTGTGCAGCAGGTGAGTACAACAATGGCTCTAACATATGGATGCTACTTGAAATACCACAAGGTGTAACAGTAGCCAATGACCCACACGCTGCGTTCCTACTAGTTAAGTCATCACATGATGGCTCATCATCTGTAGTTATTAAGCCAGTCATTGAGCGCCTATGGTGTGCTAACCAAGTCAATGGTTTGATTAGCAACAAGTCAGGCAATCGCACTCACAAGTACAATGAGTATACATATCGTATGACTCACTCAACTAACCAACAACTATCTATTGCTGACATCCGTAACATTACTAAGTTAACTTATACTGCTATCCAAGACTATGAAGCAACAGCCAATGCGCTGTTACAAAATAAGATGACAAGAGAACAGACAGTTAACTTCTTCAAACGTGTATGGGCATTGCCTACTACAGTAGAAGATACACCTTATGACTTGCTCACACGTGGTGAGCGCAAGCAACAGACCATTGCTAAAGAAGCACGCGCTAAAGCGTGGGCTATTTACAATGAATCAGAAACACAAGAGAACATCAGAGGCACAGCCTTTGGTGCATGGCATGCAGTGGTAGAATTTGCTGACCACTATGCAACAGGTGGCGCGGAGCGCCTTGCCGCCGCCACCTTGAGTGGACGTAACGACAAAGTAAAAACAAAAGCATTGTCTTTACTTACAGTATAGAGTTCCCTATTAACATGGGGGGGAACAGGTATAGTGAACCAGCGTACAGTGGGTTAACCACTAAGATGCAGGTAGTTTATACCAACACCTGAGTATGTGTGTAAACTGCTCATCCAACTAGAGAGGGAGATATGAACACAATCCAAATCAATACAGAAGAAGGCACAGTAAACTATACTGAGTCTGAAATCATCCGCTTCATTGAACGAGCAAAGGAAACAGATGCAGTCCAACAACGTGCCGACAAACACTTGCAAGACCTCCGTAACGCTCGTAATGAAGTCCGTGACTTCTTCAGTGAAGGTGAATGGAATGACGGTGAAACAACTGTCAACAAAGGAGATGTCAATGCCATGCTTGAACGCATCGGTGCTAACAAACTCACAACTAGATACACTGGAACGTTTAATATTAATGGTACCTTCAGCATAGAAGCAGAAGATGCACAAGAAGCAGCAGATGTATTTGAGAACGATGTAAACGTTGAGTTCTATGGTGGAGATATAGATGTAGATAACATTGAAGTCCATGACATGGAAGAAGATAACTAATGTCAGCGTTCGTTCCATATAATGGAACAGCAGGCTGGTCAGGTACAGATACATCTAAGTTACGCGCAGTAGAAAACCTTATCTCAGGTCGGGAAGAGAACCGACAAGAGCAAGCATTGTCCCTACTTAAAAGCGTAGGTGAGTTAGGGTTGACATGGAAAGAAATGTCAACACAAACAGGATGGCATCACGGTACTACCAGTGGTATACTCTCAGTGTTGCACCAATCAGGTGCAGTCATACGTTTGTATAGTTCACGCAATAGATGCAAGGTGTATGTGCATCAGAATTACAAAGATGCATATGTAAAGTATGAGACATACAAGAAGAGAGAAAAACTTTGCCCGCATTGTGGGCATGACATCAATGCATAAGCCGTCACTTATGCTATGATGGTAGGACTAATAGGCGGTAGGTTTCTCTCTCTTTCCCTGCCCCTATTAGTTTAAACAAAGGAGAAGTGTGGCAGAAATCCAGATAGCCCGAGATAGATATGGCAGACCATTAGTAGTGCCACCAAAAGGTGGCAAACCAGTAGCATATACACGTACAACTACAGTTGCAGGTTCATTAGATGATGGCACTGCATTAGTTGCATGGAAGTTACGCATGGCAGCAGCAGGTTTAACACTACGACCTGACTTACTGTTGGCTGCAAGTGCACATCGTGATAACAAGTTAGAGATGGACAAGTTAGTTGAAGATGCAATGGAAGCAGCAGGTGCTACCAAGCAAGCAACTATAGGTACAGCCATACATACACTCACTGAGAAGTATGATAGAGGTGAAGACCTAGGTGTTATCCCTGACGATTATGTTGCAGACATACAAGCATATGCTGAGGCAACAAAGAACTTTGAAAATGTAAACATTGAACAGTTCTGTGTGTTAGATAAATTTAAAATTGCAGGTACACCTGACCGCATAGTTAGATACAAAGGTGAACTGTTTATCTCTGACTTAAAAACAGGCAGTATCAGTTACCCAAACAAGATTGCCATGCAGTTAGCAGTGTATGCACACGGCTTGCCGTATGACCCTGCTACCGCAAGCCGTGGTACGTGGGGAGATGTTAACAAAGATAAAGGAATCATTGTCCACTTACCAGCAGGTAGTGGTCAATGTGAACTACATTTTGTTGACCTCAAAGAAGGTTGGAAAGGTATACAATTAGCAATGAAAGTACGTACCTTCCGAGATACAAAGAAGAAACTAGTCACATCAATTAAGGAGTAATGTGTCCCATACAGAAGCACCTATCAGCATCACAGTTAAATCAGCAGCAGGTTCACTTGTTACTGTACGCGCATCTAATGCAGAAGAGTTAGACCAAGTAGTTGCACTATCACTTGCATCACTAGCATCTGCAACAGCAGAGTTAGAGGCAGCAGTGCGCGGAGCAGCACCAGTTAATACAGCAGTACCACCACAGCCAGCAACAGCAACAGTTGCAGCAGCGTTTAACGCTACAGTAATTGACTCATCACCTTCACAAGGTGCAGGTTCACGTGTCTGTCCTCACGGTACAATGACACGCATCCATGGACTAACAGGTAAGTTCGGTCCATACAAAGGTTACTTCTGCCCTGCTAAGCAAGGCGATGTAACCAAGTGCACAACACAATACATCAAGCCAGCAATGGCAGAGTGGGCAACGTTCCAACCAGACCAAACAAAGGCATAAATGAAAACACTACGCCGTAGTATCGGTAAGCCAGAGGTAGGTGGGGAACCATTAGCCCCACCTTTTCAGGCGTTCCAACGTGAAGGAATGATTCTGCGTAGAGCAGAAGTCACCGTCATAGCAGGTACTCCAGGCGCAGGTAAGTCTAGTATTGCATTACATATCGCAGCAAGATTAAAACAACCAACCTTATACTTCTCTGCTGATACTAATGCACATACTATGGCTATGCGTTTGCTTGCAATGAAAGCAAAGATACCGCAGGCTAATGCGGAGTACATGTTAAAGACAAAGCCAGCACAAGCAGAAGAACTCTTACGTGAGTTCAGTAATTTGTATTGGTCATTTGAACCAAGCCCCTCACTAAAAGATTTAGATGAAGAAGTATCTGCATTTGAAACTATGTGGGGTAGAAGTCCAACGCTTATCGTAGTAGATAATCTTATGGACATAGCCATTGATGGACATGAAGAGTTTGCTGGTATGCGTGCAATCATGAAGGAACTTAAGTATCTTGCAAGAGATACCAATGCATGCGTATTAGTATTACATCACACCAAAGAAGGCGCACCAGGTTTTCCTTGTCAACCACGCTCTGCATTGCAAGGCATGGTCAGTCAGATACCAGCAATGGTATTGACAGTAGGACAGATGATGCAAGGGCAGGACATATACTTATGTGTAGCCCCAGTTAAGAATCGTTATGGCAAAGCAGACCACACAGGTAATACCTACATCCCATTATCATTTGAGCCTGGCTCTATGTATCTTGAAGATGTAGTCCGAGACTATAGACAAACGGAGATGACAGTATAATGCCCAAGTATAGAGTTACATACTCACAATACAAAGTAAAAGTTATCCGTGCTTCCTCATTAAAGATAGCGGAAGAACGCGCAAAGAAAGCAGAGACAGGACGTTGGGAACTTACAGAAGTTAGAGACGAACCCAACGAATGAGTAGCGCAGCCAAAACCAAAGGCTCAGGGGCAGAACGTGATGTAGTTAAGTACCTCAAAGAATGGTTCCCTTATGTTGATAGGCGATTGGCTGGTGCTACATTAGATAAGGGTGACATCTCAGGTATACCTGGAGTTACAATTGAAATAAAAAACCACGCCAAGATGGACTTGGCGGGATGGACTGAAGAGTTATTAGTCGAGATGGCTAATGATAAAGCATGGACAGGCGTGGTGTGGCACAAACGTAAGGGCAAGGGGAGTCCTGGGGAATGGTACTGCACTATGCCTGGTCATGTATGGGTAGAGTTACTACGGAAGGCATTGGATAAATGATTAACCTGTTAGTGTTTATGCAGTTAACATTAAATGAATTGCTTGCAATAATCCAATTGCTGCTATCATTATAAGGAGAAAATATGATTAAAGATATAATTAAAGAAATGGAATATAAAGTTAAATGGCATGAACAACTTGCTAAATCATATGCCAACCAAGAAAAAAATACTATGGAAGAACAACATCATTGGGCAGCATCAATAGCATATCTTATGGCATCACAAATTGTTAGAAAACATGCAGCAAAAGCCAAGCATTGAAGAGTATCTAAAATATATAGGAGCAGATACACCAGCAGTAGGTAGTGGCTGGCGTAAGATGAAGTGTCCCTTTCATGGTGACACACATGCAAGTGCAGCAGTAAACTATGATAAGAACGCCTTTGTCTGCCACGGTTGTGGTGTCAAAGGCGATACTTATTCATTGATTATGTATAAGGAAGGTGGAGATTATCGTGAGGCTGTCCAGTTCGCAACGTCAGTTCTTGCTACAGGCAACACAGAGGTACGCAAGGAAGATAGAACTCGCACAAGAGTATCTTTCAAACCGCAGTCTATCGGTAGAAGAGGCAAACATCTTTCATCTGGGAGTGGTAGACGACCCTCTGCCAGGGCATGAAGCATACAAGGGTAGACTTTCTATCCCATACATTACACCGTCAGGTGTAGTTGATATTAGATTCCGTGGCATGGGCAATGAAGACCCTAAGTACATGGGTCTAGTCGGTGCCAAGACTACAATGTTTAATACACAGGCTTGCTTTGTTGCAGACAAATACATTTGCGTCACCGAAGGTGAGTTTGATTGCATCATGATGTCAGTTAAAACTTTACATCCAACCATTGGCATACCTGGTGCTAACAACTGGAAGTCACACTATGCCAAGATACTAGATGACTTTGAGATTGTTATAGTGTTGGCTGATGGAGATGCAGCAGGCTTAGAGTTTGGCAAGAAGATAAGCAGAGAGTTGGGCAATGTTAATATCATTAGCATGCCCGAAGGGGAAGATGTTAATAGCATCATAACAAAGAGAGGCAGTGAATGGATTGACGAACGAATCAGAGAATGCATTACCAATGGATAGCAGTATATGGAAACATATTGAACATATGGATATGTCCATTGGCATACCAGTATCAGATAATAAAACATTAGACATATTGGCAGCACTAGAAGATATATTCTACGCAATAGAAGATGACCCAGATGACGCACGCAAGTGCGTAGTATCATTGGCTGCTATCTTTGTAGCCTCTAGCGTAGGCAAAGCAGATGTAGTATGGCAAGAGTTTGCAGTACGAGAAGCAATGGAATCACTAGACGAATCCCTTAAGGAGATACTCGATGAAGAATCGTGAAGATGCACATGCAATTGCATACGAACTACTAGAAATTTTGTACAAAAAACATGAGGACTATGGTCCTATGAACATAGCAGGTGCACCTGGTGGACCAATGAATGGGCTACGTGTACGCATGTATGACAAGTTGGCACGGCTTGCTCACCTTGGGGATAGCGACACGCCCAACTACGAATCTGTGGAGGATACCCTTATTGACCTTGCAAACTATGCCATAATCGGGTTGCTAGTCCAGCGTGGACAGTGGGAAGGTATTCCGAATGGAGATTAAGTGTGAAACGAGTAGTAATCCTCAGCGATTTACAGATACCGTATCAACATAATAAAACCGTAGATGCAACCATAGATTTTATTGCCGACTATAAACCAGATGAACTCTGGTGTGTAGGAGACGAACTAGATGCACCTGAACCTAGTCGTTGGAACAAAGGCATGGCAGGTGAGTACGCAGAAACATTGCAAGATGGAATAGATTTAACACACAGTATCATGGCTCGTTACCGCAAAGCACTGGGTAACAAGCCATTTTACATTCAGCGCAGTAACCATACAGACCGCATAGATACATACATGCGCAAGTATGCGCCAGCCTTTTCTTCCCTGCGGTCTTTAGAAATAGAAGAATTACTAGGCTATGAGAAATTAAAAATTACATATCTGCATCGCATGCATGAACTGTTACCTGGCTGGGTAATGGCACATGGTGATGAGGGTGCACTTAACCGTGCGCCTGGTGCTACAGCATTGAACTTAGCAAAGCGTTTAGGTAAGTCCGTAGTATGCGGACACACGCATCGCGTGGGATTACAACATGAAACCACTGGCTTTTACGGCAAGACTAATACATTATATGGTCTAGAAGTGGGACATATGATGGATGTAAAACAGGCTAGTTACCTTACTTCAGGCAGTGCCAACTGGCAACATGGTATTGGCATACTAGTAGAAAATAATAACAAGGTTACTCCATTTGCTGTTCCAATTGTAAATGGTGAGGTAATCATTCCTTAATGAATTACATCCAAGAGTATAATGACATGGTACAGACCCTTGCTACTGAGTATGCACGCAAGTATACAATGCTTGACCGTGATGACATAGCGCAAGAGTTGTGGGTGTGGTTTGTTGGACACCCACGCAAGTACAAAGAATGGTTAGATTTAGAACAGAAAGACCGTGACAAGTTAATTGCAAAATCTTTACGCAATGCAGCAATTACATATTGTGAGCGCGAGAAAGCGCGCAAGATTGGTTACGATACATCAGACCTGTATTACTATAATGTGTCAGTAGTTGAAGCGTTCTTGCCTTCTATCATTAGTGAATCATATGTAATCCCTGTAAAAATACAAGACCTCAATGCTAAGTTTGGAAGTGGTGACATATCAGATGGCAACAACTGGTTAGCATTACGCTCAGATATAGCAACAGGTTATTACAAATTGTCAAAAGCAAAACAAAATATATTACGCTTACGCTTTAGTGTAGAGCAACCAGACTGGAACACTCTTGCTAAAGATATGGACAGCACACCCGATGGTGCACGTATGAAAGTTCAACGTGCGCTTAATTCATTAGTCAAAAACTTAGGTGGATGGAAGGCATATCGTGACGAAGAAACCCAAGATATCAGTAAAACCGCAGGTCAGGAGCCAGTTAACCCCGAGGTTAAATGAATCAGTAACCCTCTGCTGGTGTGACGGTGGAGGTACCGATGGTAAGTTTACCGAGGGTCTTGTCTACACAATGATTAATCGTTCTATCCCTATCACTGGTGCTATGCGTGTGCAAGGTAACCAGATAGGTAGACAACGACAAGTTGCACTTGACACATGGTATAACAAAGCAGACACCGACTGGTTGCTATGGGTAGATAGTGATATTGAATTAACAAATGATGCAGTAATAAAAGTATGGCAAGCAGCAGATAAAGTATCACGACCTGTAGTTACAGGTACATATTTTATTTCAAAAGAAAATGAACAATCATTAATGGCACCATACCCAGCAGTATTTAACTGGGTAAACGGAGAGGAATATAAAATTGCATATCTTCACCCACTCCCAAAGGATGCACTTGTCAAGGTTGGTTCGGCAGGATTTGGATTTGTGCTCATGCACCGCAACGCAATCACAAAAATGCGAGAAGTGCATGGTGCTGTCCCCTATTTTAATGAGACTGGAATCGGAGAACAGTTTGTTTCAGAAGACATAAACTTCTTTAAGTTAATGCACAAGGCTGGTGTACCATTGTATACACACACAGGTGCAACAGTTAAGCATATGAAACGCTTTGCGTTGGATGTTGAGTATTATAAGTTCTTCTGGAATAACCAACCTAATGAATGACCTTAGAGGTACGCCTACATTTGCATGTATTTGTGGCTGCAAGATGTTTAAAGTTACAGTTATGTGGGATGAAGAAACCAGAGCAGTAGGCTGGTATGACTTAGCACAAGAGTGCATAGATTGTGGGATAGTAACAACAGCACCAACGGAGATAGATGCATGCGAGTAATTAAAAAACTCTTTATTAGATTAAGATGTCAAATTCAAGGGCACTGGTACTCAGGTATGCCTAAAGGTACTTACTGTGTTAGATGCGATTGGAAAGATATATAATGCCTAACTATGATTTTAAATGTAATACTTGTAGTACAGTAACTGAACTGCAAGACCCAGCATTACCACCTTGCCCAATTTGTGGTGAGACTATGGTACGTGTATGGTCATCAGTAGCAGTTAAGTTCAATGCTCCAGGGTTTTACTCAACAGGAGGATAATGTACACATTTACAGACGTAGCAAATTGTGATGGCACGGATACGGATTCATTCTTTACTAATGAACAAGGTTCATATGAACACC